TGTCTCCTTGACTAGTTTGCCGAAAATTTAAAAGCATATGGCGGTATCTGGAGAGTTTGCAGCTCCCCGTAACCGTAACCCCATACGCCGCTCTTTTGCGCCGTCGCATATTGCTCAAGCGCGTACTTAACCGCCGCGTTGCCCTCTTCGAGCGTGCGCCAGTCGAGTTCGTATACTCCCACTGCGTAGGGAGCCTCCTTACCTACCGCAATAAATATGAACCGGTCAATCTCGACCCCGTTCAACGTCATTACACGTCGGTAAAACTGATCTTGTATGTGGTAGCCGAAGTTGGCCACCTGACGGGCAAAGCCTTCTGGGCTCGGATCAACTGTCGTCTTCAAGTCGATCAGCGCCGCAATGTCCTTACGCCACCCGTCTGGGCGTGATCGTATGTCTACGTTGTAAATGCTGTCATGCGCGAAGACGCTTGCCTCAACCGCCAGATCTCCTGACAGCAAGTCTGCGGCAGCCGGATTGCTTCGCACCGCCTCCGCCATTTTGACGGCCTGCCTGTAGTCTGCGTCCGTCAGCAATACTGCGCCCTCTGCGTCGGCTTTCTCTTTTAAGCTTGTCCACTCCTTGCCTCGTCGCGTCTCAGGACCACACCAGACGCTCTTCTTGAGATGTGGCTCAAGCGTTAGCGTGTGGACAGCCGTGCCAATGTCAAAGGCGTGGCTATGCTTGTACTCGCCGTACTTAAAGTGTGCCAATGATTTCATGGCAATTGTCTTGGCGCCAGACGCGCTCAGAGCGTCACTGAGGTGGTACTCGGCGTTTGACATTGTATTATTGATACTCACGTTCTCCCCCTCCCGTAGAGAGCAATAAGTAGCGCCTCGGCGCGGTGCTCGTCTTTCTTCCGTTTAAGATCCGACGCCAACATCGGAAACCATTGCTGCGCGAGCCTACGGGCTGCGTCTTTATCTTTCGGCAGGTTTAAGCTGCGCTTCCAGTTGTTTGGAGTTACAAGCGTATACGGGGCTCGGCTTAACGCCGCTGTCGTGACGATCTGCCCGAAGCCAAAACCAAGCTTAAACGTAGAGCTAACGCCCTGCTTTGGCATCGCCTGTTGGCGTTCAATGTAAATGTGGTCTACATCTGCGCTTGTTAATATGTCCATCAGTGCAACGACGTCTACACCGCCTTCGCTGTACACTGGCAAGTCGTGAACTTCCTGCCAGTCGTCTCCGACTAGCGCGACACCGCCCGTGCGGTAGCCGCAATCAATCCCCAATGTTAATGCTGAACTCATGCCCTTTGTCCCTTCCGTATTTTATTATTAACATCTCGATAAGTTGGGACTGGCTCATTCTTAAATTCTCACAATCCTTGCAAAGAAAGTCGTAAACTTCCTTGCGTAACCTCGGACCGATTTGTTTTAGTTCCATTTGTTAACTCCGTTTTTTCTTAGTGTTAACTCGTTGTTAAAAAGAAAGCAAGAGATGTCTTATTTACAATTTACACAGATAGCGACGGTATATCTAAGTCCGTGATGCACAATAGCCATTCCGATTACAGATGTTTTGTTTGGGTTCCCAATGGAGCGAGATTTTTTAAAATATTCGTCTCCTTTGTTAATATTGCAGCCGCAGCAATCGCATTTATAACTTTTACAAGCTTTTAATGTTTTTGGCTTGCTTTTTGCTTTTTGAACTTCAACGCCAGACTGCAAAGAGCTTCCCCATAAATTCATTGCTTCAATTGCTGCGTCTTGAGCACTAGATGCTGTGAATATTCCTGATAATTTTCCGTCTACTGATGCTACGTTGAAATTTGCCATTTGATCCTCTGTTGATTCGTTATATATATAAGTTAACAAAATGTTAACACATACACAAGCCCCTTTGAGTAATTAAATTATTGTGGTAAAAGTAATTATGGAATTATCTTTGGATATGTTTGATAGCGTCATGCGTTGGGTCGTTCTGCCATTAGCAGGCGTGCTTATTTACGTATACAATCGACAGAATCAGCATCACACTGACATCGAGGTTTTGAAGGCGCAACATGAGGCCAATAAAATTGCATCCGACCGCGAGATGAAAGAGATGAAAGATACCATTAAAGCAATTTTCAACAAACTAGACACTATTGAGCAAGCACTGAGAAAATAATGCTTATGGTTCTGGTCTATGTGGGGTACGCGCTGATGCTTACTCCATATGGGCCAGTTGACGTTAAAGTGTGTGTTTATAAACCCTTAGAAAATGTGTATACTAGGAAGGTGATTTACCACCTCCCGTGGCAGATCTGTGCAACGTATAGGAATGTCTGATGGATCCGGTTACAATTAGTGGATGCGTAGCTCTCGCCACTGGCAGTTTTAAGGCGCTCAAGGGCGCAATTTCCGCCGGCGAGGATCTAGGAAAAATGGCCGGCCAACTAAATCAGTGGGGCAAAGCGTTCTCAGATTTTACAGAGCTTCAACGGCGTGAGGAGAACCCTCCATTTTGGAAAAAGACGTTCAAAGGTAGCGACGAGGAAAACGCGATCTTACTCTGGAATAATGAGCGTAAATTCAAGGAAATGCGAGAATCCTTAAAAAATGAAATCAGTTTTATGTACGGACCGAGCGCGTGGAAGGAAGTCTTGGCCATCGAGGCGCAGCAACGCAAAAGGCGCAAGGATGAGTTATATCGTAAGCAGGAGCAAATAGACGCCATGATTAACTTTGCTATTGGCGCCGTAATTTTTGCTATTAGTGGCGGCATTTTGTTTGCAGGCTTTTACTTTTTAGGCAAATGGCAGGGTAGGTGGTAGATGTGGGTTTTGCTTTGGGTGCAGTTATCGGCAAGTGCGTTTGAGCACTATCATATTGGCAGCTACACCAAGCAAGAAGTGTGTGAGATTGCCAAAGAAGAAGCTAAGGTTCTTGTTACAAGCGATAAATCAAAAGTGGTATGCATTAAAATAGAACTGTGATTGTAGTCGAGCGGCGAGCTAAATACATAATATATGACAAATTGGGAAAAGTTGTTATAATTACAAGAGATAAACGAATAGCAATTGCATATGCGAGGGCAAAGAAATGACAGAGTTTAGTAAAGCCGATTTGAATAATAATGGCGTTATAGAGCGTGCTGAGTGGAACAAGATAGCCTTGGAAGATCGTAGGCTTGAGATGATTGACAGAGACTTAAAGCGCAATGCGGAGCGTAGATTCACTGCATTTGCTTTAATGGGTATGCTGATCTATCCGTTCATTATCTTACTGGCTTCAGTGCTTGGATTTGATAAAGCGGCAAGTTTAATCACAGATATTGCTAGCGTATACGTTATTGCTGCAAGTGGTGTGGTAGCTGCATTCATGGGCTTCAATGCCTACAGCGCAAAGGCTGAAACTAAGAAGGCTAGTATAAAGATGGAGGATGAATAATGCTACAGTCACTGATAGGGCCAATTACTGAGTTAGCAGGTGGTTGGCTAAAGGGCAAAGCAGATGCACAAGCAGCAAATGCTAACCTAAAGTTAGTAGAGGCTGAAGCCAAAGCTACCATTATGAAGTCTGCTGCGACGAGCGAAGCTGAGTGGGAAAAGCTCATGGCTCAAGGAACCATGAACTCGTGGAAAGATGAGTACCTAGTAATTCTTTTCAGCATCCCATTGATCTTAGTGTTTACTGGTGAATGGGGCCGTACAGTCGTTGCAGAGGGGTTCACAGCTCTGGAACAGATGCCTGAGTGGTATCAGTATACTTTAGGTGTAATCGTAGCCAGTAGCTTTGCTGTGCGCTCTGCTACAAAATTCTTTGGGAAAAAATAATGACAGATTTAAAAGTACCTCTAGCGCTTGTTGTGGCAATCATCATGCAGACGGTGGGCGGCGTGTGGTGGATTAGTAGCCAAATGCACAAGATTTATCACCTAGAAGATCAAGTTAAAGAAAACGCAGTTTGGATAGACCAACTATACGGCGATACCGAAGCCCTCGTTAAGTTTGCAGAATTCACAGAAAATAAGTGGGCAGAAAGCTACGAAGCAGATGGCTACACGAGGCAATGGGGAACAAAGGCAGTGGAGAAAGACCAATGAGCGACGCACTAAAGCTTCTACAGGAGAAGTGTGGCGCAACGCCTGATGGTTCATTTGGCCCTAACACTGCCAGAGCTATTGCACAGCATTATGAGCTCGCACCAGAGCGCGGAGCGCACCTAATTGGCCAAGTGATACACGAGAGCGGTTCTTTTCGCTATGTTCGGGAGAATTTAAGCTACTCTGTGGAGGCTCTGATGAAGGTGTGGCCGAGCCGCTTCCCTAGTCCGGCAGAGGCAGAGCCATACGCACGCAATCCGAAGAAGTTAGCTGAAAAAGTTTACTCGGGTCGGATGGGTAATGTTGAGGGGTCTGGCGACGCCTCCAAATTTATAGGTCGAGGATTTTTACAATTAACCGGTAAAAATAACTACTCTGCCTTTGCCAATGATATGCGTATTCCGGAGATCTTAAACGATCCATCCTTGGTTGAGAAGGAATACGCCTTCGATACAGCAATATGGTTCTTCGATAAGAACGGCTTGTTTAAGCTTGCCGACGAAGGCGTAAACGATCAGGTAATTAAGAAAATTACTAAGCGCGTTAACGGTGGCTATACTGGCCTCGACCATCGGAATAAAGAAACTAAAAAAGTCTACCAATGGCTTAGTTAGGTGTTATCAGGGTCGATGCTCATCGACTCAACGCCACGCTTAATCATCTCTTTGTGCATTGTAGCGCACGCATCAATCAGGCCAATGTAAGCTCTGACGAAGGCTTCCATCTCGTGATCGCCACGCATCCAACGATCCTGCGGCAACCCTCTTTTGGCTCTATCAATAATTTTTTCTGCTATCTCAAAATAATTAGGTATTTCGTTCATTCTTCTTTCTTTCGTTCCAGTGATGCACTCTGTGGCAGTTCGGGCAAAGAGGTATACACTTCTTAACTTCCTCATATGCTCTTGAATACTGGCCCTGATTTACAAAAGTGCTTACCTCAGTTTCTTTAATTTCTCCGTCCTTGTGGTGGAAGTCTATTAGCGCAGGGTGCTTTATTCCGCACTCACTGCAACTAAAAGTAGACTTGTATTCCAACCACTTGAGATGTCGCTTGCGTTTGTTCTTCTTATTACTCGCAATGACTCTTTCTCTGTTTTTTAAATACCACTTCCTCCCGTATTCCCTTTGGTATTCTTTCCTCCTTTGAGGATCTTTAATTGCCATACTCCGGTCGTACCCTCGGCTTAATGATGTCCTTAGACATAACATTAGTGCCTTTACAGTACAAGATTACCGTATCGTAATGCGGCTCAAACGTGTCAAACATTGCCTCTTTGCTGTAGCTACAGGCGTCATAACTTGGAAAAACGATGTTATGTGTCACCTGTTCTCCTTCGACGAAATAACTTAGCATCATAAATGTGTAGAACGTCTTAATCATTTTCTACCCTCCTTCTTGATACCATGCCTCTTAATCGCAGAGTTTATCGCGGCATCCGTTTTATTTAGAATTGTTGCAATTTCGCTGACGCTAATACCCTTGGCCAACATCAGCTTTATCTTGTTGGCATACGCAGTCATTGGCCGCGCCTTCCAACTGTGAGCGCCGCCTACAGCGCCGCTCTTTTGACCTGCCTTTACGCGGTCCATTGTTCCAAAGCCCCACTTTCTAGCGGCTGCTTCGCTTTCTGCTTTTGCGTATTTACGCATAACTGGCAATACTTTGTACCAGTCGTATTCGTTGGCCCTTATTTTTACCATTTTAAATTCATCTTCTCTTTTAATATTGAAACGAGAGAGAGCATTTCGTTGCTGTCGTGGTATCTTAAAGAGCCTGACGCCTTCTGATCGAGCTTCATTACCTCAATCTTACGCTCGAGGCGGTTGATAATTGGAGCCACTTCTTGCATGTTAACCACGGACGGCCCCATAATATTAATATCCCACTTTGTCATTTAAACCTCCTATAATGACACAATCGTATCCAGTGCCCATGCACCAACGGCACGCGCTAACTGTCTGGACATCTTTGTCTACAACTTGAGAGTAATCCCACTCCCAATTTTTACCTTCGCCACGGCATACGCGGCAGCTATTAGTTTCATCGATTATTGCTTGCATGTTTTCCTCCTTGTGCTCTTACTGTTAACCGCAAGTTAACAATAATGCAAATAAAAAAACCCCGAGCAAAGTTGGGAGGAAGCTCGGGGCTAGTTGAAGAGCCAAACAGGTAAGGCTCTTGGAGGTATCTTTTTACTACATATAGGCTTCGGTATTGAAAAACAAGCAGTATCTGGTAGATTAAGCTACGTTAACGTCATGGAGATTTAAATGTTAAGTGAAAAAGAACAAAGTTTAATTATGCTACTTGAGCTCCCACATAGGATCTCAAACCCTCGGGCAATGATGCAAGCTTGCGAAGATGCTGCGGCAATTATTAAACGCCAAGACGCAGAGATAACCGCATTAACCGAATCATCAGCGCCAAAGCGAGCTCGCAACAATAACGGCACGCTAAAAGCAGATGACCCTGCCACACCGGAAAACGAAGCTTGGGAAGGCGGCAAGGCGCCAAAGAAGAAGGCTAAGAAGAGTTAGTCGATAGAAAGCAAGCCGCCTGTTTGACGTGCAATGCGCTCAAACAGGCTCGGGAATACCGCTTGCATTGTGTTAAGTGGCAAAGTTTGTTGAGCACGACTTGCATACATGGACGGGATAACGTCTGCAAATTTTTGGAAAGGCAGTCCGACATCTCTTACTCCCCCTGCTTTAACAGCCGGTAAAGAAGATAAAACCTCTTGAGACGCTCTTGCAATGTCAGCCACGTCTGTCCCTGTACCTTTAGTATAGCTAGTCCCTTCGCGCCTTCTAGTTGCAGACGCAAGTGCTTCTGGCGTTAGTAATCCGCCTGCGGCGTCACTACCGCCCCTAAACATGCCTCGCTCGAGCGTTAAATACGATCTGTATTGATTTCTAGCGTTAGACAAGCTTGGAATTAACTCTTTAGGTATTTGTCTTTGCACCATATTATCCAGTGCTTCTTTTAGATCATACGCCAGTTCATAGCTAATCATATCATTATCTGCGGCATATTTTTTCATAGAATTATTTAAATCAGTTCTAATTTTAGAAATGTTTTTTGAACTAATAGATGCATTATCAATTGCTGATTGAGAAAAATCTAATACAATTTTTTCTAACTTTTTAGGCACGGTTCCAATGCTAATATCGCCTTCTGCTTTAGATAAAGCGGCAAGCATTGCGTTTGCTTCTGCTTGCGTTGGCGCTCCGCCGGCAGCGTTATCTACCGTATCAAACACTTTCCCTATTCTGTTTCTGGTTTGATTCATAACACTAGGCGTAGCTAAATCCGTTATAGTTCCCGTCTCTCTTAAAATAGCCTGAGTTAATTCTTGCCTTGCTTTTAGAGACGGGCCTTGGCTTCCTTCTAAAGACATTAAACGTGAAGACCCTATTTGTTGCCCTGCACTTATATCTTCAATACCTTTACTTTTTAAATATTCAACTGACTGAGGCCGCTCACTTCCTTTAAGATATGAGGTAACGTCTTTTGGATCTCCAATAGCCGTGCGCCTTAGAAGAGGCGTTATGCCTGCTTGTGCGATTGGAACTCCAAGAGCCCCTGCAAATCTAGCTAAGTTTTCATATTCTGTGCCTTCCGCAAGCTGCCCTGCGGCTTCACTGCCAATAGCAGGCAGCATTGCGCTAGTCACAGATCTAACTGGGCCGCCAAGAGGCATTACAGCCGCCCCTCCTGTAAACTCTCCCATAGTGCCGCCAAACCGGCCAAATCGTAATGGGCTTTCATATTCGCTGTATCCGCCAGTTATATCTGCAAGCGTACCTCTAAGAGTAGTCGCGTCTTCCTCTTTTGGTATAACAATGTCTTCCGACGTACCTAAATTTATCCCCGTTGTTTCTTTTACAGTCGGAGATATAAGGTCTAAAAGTTGGAGTTTTTTAGTTATTGCAAGAGGCATGTCCATAACTTTTTGTGCAAGATTGCCAACAAAATCAACTGTCTCGCCGGCTCCTCTTAACGCTCCTGCGCCTCCTGCATAGCCAAATTCTTTTAAGTCCCCACGTTCTTGCGCTTGTTTCATTTTTAGCGCGTCAGCTTGAGCTAGGCGCTGACGAGCTTTTCCAATATCGCCCTGCTCATAAGAAAACTTTGCAAGCTCTTCTAGCTGAGATACGGTGAGTGCATCGGCCATTTTAAAGTCCTAATCTTCGTTTTTCTTCTTCACTTAAATCTTCTATTGTTGGATCAACAATTTTGGTTGGATCTGGTGCGCTTGGGTCAAGAACCCATGCAGGCGTTGTGCCTGCAAAGTAACCATCAAATCCTCTTTTTTCATCTTCACTTGCTTTATTATAAGCACGGCGTACTGCGTCTTTGTAATGTTTTTCGATTGTAGCCATTTGAGCCATGACCTGATCTCTGTCTAAATTTAAATCAAGCTTTGCAATTGCGCTTTCAAGTAAATCAAGTTCTTTTTCAGATACAGACCCAAGAGTTGCCCCTCCTGCCTTGAGCTCTCTTAATGCTCCTAAAGCCATGCCAGAGCGAAGTGTGTCTGCAACATTTCGAGCTGCCCTTGCTTCTGAAAAAGGTATTTTATTAAAAAGCCACCCAGTAAATCCAGTAACCATGCCGCCAGTGCTAATCATATCAGTAAGTCTATTTAAGTCTTCTAATGCGCCTGCTCCGCCTGCTACAATGCCTTCTTCCGCCGCTTTTTGCACTCTTAACTTTTCAATTTGGTTGAGCATTGCAGTTCCTGCCGCCGGATCAAGAGCGCCTACAGCCATGGCATTTATAATTGATTGAGGATCTAGAGTTCCTGCGGCTGACCCACTTAAAAATGTTCCAAGCATCTGTCTCTGAGCCAAAGCTGCTTGACGCTTACGCTCCATGTCGGAACGCTCTCTAAAGCCTGTTAGTGTCCCAGAAAATGCTGTGCCTTCTTTCCCTTGCAGCGCCATGCCTGCATCCTTAATTGCGGCAAATGCAAGCATTGTTCTTTGATTTTTGCTTAAATTTTCAAACGGGTCTTGTGATATAGATTGATCAAGCAAGCTCATCATGGCGCTTGGCGCGGTTACGGCTTTCGGAGTAGGGGCGATATTCGTAAAAGAGCTTGCAGGCGGCTCAACTCGTGGCTGCACTATGCGCTCTTCCATTTGAATAGGGCTAACCGGATTAGTCGCTTGAAGCGCCGTTAACGCAATGTCAGTTGTCTCTGGGTCTATTGTTGGGGTGTCTCTCTTTGGCAATGTGCCAAGCCCCATCTTCTGCAAGTCTGCCGCCGTAGCTGCGTCGCCTACCATAGCATCTATAAGGCCAAATCTGTCTATGTCATTTTGTGTTAATATATATGCCATTTTAACTTCCTATGGTTTAAAAAATGGTAAATTCATTCCATACGGCCCAAGCCCCATGCCAAAACTACCTACCGCGCCCAACACAGGCCCGAGCCCACCGGTTCGCGATGTTGTTGTGCCGTACCCTTGCGGCAACGCTCCGGCAGATCCGGTCAACATGCTTAACTGTGTCAACGGATATTGCTGCGAACGCGAATACTCGTCAAACAACGCGTCAAGTTGGGCCTGCTCAATTTGCTGCGGTATAGTGGCTGCCGCCATCTTGCGCCCAAATATGTCAGTTTCGGCTCCAAGCTCGCTCAATCCGAGCTGCGCCAACTGTCCTGCGGCTCCAGTGGTTACACCTACGTCGGAAAGAAGCCTTTGTGTGCCGTAATCTAATCCACGCCCTGCAACGTCAGCCTCTAGCTGCCTTACAGCGACATCTCTGGCCGCCTCTCTCTCGCCCTCCATTACGCCGCGCCTAGACGCCCCGAAGCCTGCGCCACCAAGCGCCTTAGTCATCTCGCCTGCTTCTTGGCTTCGCTGTATATCTTGCTCACGCATTAGTCTTGAGCGCGTGGGGTCTAGTATTAAGTCGGTATATTCTTGCGCGTACTGGCCGCGTCTTTGCGAAAGCTCCTCCGGCGTCATTGTGGCGACGTCGCTGACGACGCCCTTGGCCGCAGCAAACTCTTCCGGAGTTTGAAACGTCTGAGCTTCGCCCAAAAGACTTTCCATAGTTGGCGTCAGCCCTGCAACGCGCTCACCGGTAAACGCTTCGTATGGCCTTTCCAAGAAGCTTTGTATTGCAGGGATGTACGTCTCCCCAAAGAATTGCTCCATCATCGGGTCCATTGTCGTTTTTTCAGTTTTAGATGTTCCCATCAGTTCAACTCCATTTCGTAATGCGTGTAGACTTCCTTAAAGTCGGAATTATCTACGTATTTCTCAAATCCTTTGCGGCCGTCTGCCTCGATGCCATCTAACTTAGCGTCAATTGCCAACTTCTTAAAAAGGCTTATTGCTTCGTTCATCCATTGCCTCATTCTCGTGCCGCCTATAAACTCTATCTTTAACGTCGTTCTCTGAGGGTGCTTGACGACGCAAGTTGTTACGGCCGCCGTTAGCTTGTCCTCCAAGTGGATTAGCCATAAGACCGACCCACCTGATCTAATGTCGTCTTCAACGTCTTGCATTGTGACGTTGTGAGACTGCCTCGCTATCGCCGGTGCAAGTAACTCCATTGCGTCGTCCATCACGTCTCTGAAGTTTTCCTTCATCACCGGAAGAATATTTACGCTCGGCTTTGTTTGCAATTCTATAACATTATTACGCATTTGGCTAGTCAGGTTTCTGCGGCCACGACGGGCTGCTTGGATCTGTTGTCGTTGATGGTAAATCTCTGAGCTGTTGACGGTATGTCGCCCACTCGGACTTCTTGGCGTCTGATAACGGGCTGTCGGGTGATTGCGTCCAGTCTGAGGATGCAAGCAACGCATTTCTTTCTTTTCTAAACTGTATTGCCACAAAAGGTGCATTTTCAGTGTCAATTTCTGATTGCGTCTTTTGCCTAAGAACTTTATTATCGACGATCATGTTTTGTATTTGGTTTATATCGAAATCACAGTCCAAAATAAATCTGTTTACATTATCTACTTTAGGTAAAGGCACACTTTCTCCCGATGATGCACTAATTATTTTACCATTTGCATCGTGAATAATATATTTCGTCATCACTTTACCTCTTTAATTGTATGACGTTGCATCTGATTTGGTTCGGAGTGATACTGACTAAACTCGAATTTGTGCTCATTTTCACCTGTAGGCTGAGATTGCCTGTTGAGGTCGCCACAAATATTCCGCCCTGCGAAATGCCGCCCATTATACTGGTGGACGGAGATCCATGAAAAAGCGATATAGAGAAGCTCGCTCCTGCAAGAAACGTCTTAAAGTTTGCGTAGCTAGAGGATGCCGTCCATCCTGACATTGTGAACCAAGCGATGGACGTTTCAATAAAAAATTTGTCGTTGAGCGTTGCCGGCAAGGTAAAGGTTGCGATTGTAGTGTCGGCTGTCCCACTAATCGCTGTTCCTCCAACGTCAAAGAACCGCCCCTCGCCTGATACAGCATCAGATGCAATTTGAGCTGTATTTACGCCTCCGGTTTTAACAATTAGGTTGCCGCCGCTTGTGCTAATTGTAGTGCCGTCAACGTTTAATCTGTCTGCGTTAATTGTTCCGGCAGTAATTACGTCTGCGTCTAACGTTTTAATATTTGCTGACGTAATAAACGCATTATCCATATAAACGCCGGCAGGGACGCTTACGCCGTCTACGGTGCGTGATGATGTATATACTTCAAACGGAGCCGTAGGCGTTGCCGATCCGCTCGTGTCAACAATTTTAAACGCGTCAGCCGTAACTGTAAAAACGCTTGTAGGCGTGGCATTGTTTGCCGTGCTAATTAACCCGAAGCCAGACACATGGTTATTGTTGTTAATTTTGACGGCATACTTACCCTCGATGCCGTTTATGGAGCTTGCATTTGTGGAAATGCTTGTCGTGTTACTGCCGACAGTTGTGCTTAACGTAGTTACGCTAGACGATAACGCTGTAACCGTGCCGTCGAGCGTCGTCACATTAGTAGACAAAGTAGACACCGCACTTGCAGTGGCAGCCAAACCGGTTGACGGATCATCTACAGCCGTTTGCAGCGTGCGTACTGTCTTCTGGTTTCCCGAATCATCTGTGAATATGAGATCTCCGGCTCCAAGCTGAATGTTTTCGAGCTTTCGATGCGTTAGAGCTAATTCTTCCTCGAGAATACTGTTACGTATATTCTCGAGCTTGTAGTCATACTCTGGCCCTGCAACTGGCAGCTTTCTCATCTTTTACTACCCTGCCTGACGTCTACACGCATATCCCCTACGCGCCAGTCGCTATTCTTGGCCCCCGTGACTTTCATTTTAACCTGACGGCCAGTGAACCTCACGTCTGTTTCTGCGGTTAGCGTAAAAGGACCGTGCGTGCTTTCAGAGGCGTTTGGGTATAGTCTGCTCGTAAAAGTTGCCGTAACGTCACCCAGATTACGCTCATCCGGTATCAACCGGTTTACGACGGCTAAGTTATCTCCTTTACCAATCTCTATCGGCCCCGTCTCCGCAAACGGGGAACTGCCATCATAATCCCAACCAACCTCGTGGTCGTAAATGTAGCCGTCATAAGATACCATAATTGGAGCCCCAAATATTCCGCCGTCAGATCCTGCCGTGCGGTCTAAATCGCCAAATGTCCAAGTGTTATTTCGGTAGCTCCAAGAGACGTACTTATTGCACTCGTTGCTATCTCCACTTGGGTACAGCCACCAGACCTCACCGTGCTTGCCGTTGTTAAATGCGGCTACCTTAGTTATCTGGCTTTCGTTTAAATTGCGAAAGACAAAGTCTGCAACGGGGCTATCTAGCGGCCTAACTGCGCCATCGTATATCCAAAAGCCGTCTCTGCCCATCCACACGGCTCCAACATCAACCTGAGTTACGCAAGCCGTTGACGCCGCTCCGCATCCAGTGCCAACCCGATCAAATCGATATACGAAGGGCTGCCCTATGTAGGTCGCCAAATGCGCGTCGATGTCTGTCAGTATTAACGTACCGCCCCGTATCTTTGTGCCTGTAACAATCTTACCATTTGTAGAAAGTATCTGGTTACCGGCTTGGTTTGTAGATGCAGCCGTCCACGTCGTATTGTTTTCTTGGTCGCACCAGTCGATCCTACGTGGATCATTTTGAGCTCCAAGGGCAAATATAACACGTTCTTCCGTAACGATAACACCGTCGCATCCTACGGGTGCATTTGATATTACGGAAGCCGTTCCAGAAGTTAAGTCCCACTCGAATATCCGGCCATCGTCTGATAATACACCTACAAGATACTCCCCCCAGTTGTCCAAGCTCCAGACAGACGCAGGAGTTACGAGCGTCGCAGATACTTCAGACCTTGGCACTCCGTATGCCTCTTCGCCATAGTTTCCAACGCCATACCCAACAGATCCAGTTTGGTCTGCTACTCCTGCGTTTAAACCTGTAGGAGTTATGTCGCTTAATATTAACCCTGCCTCAAGTGCGTATAGCTTTTGGTGCGTTCCAACGGCAACCCAACGCGTGCCGTCGTTTTCTCTCCAAGTATGTATAGCTCTCGGTATACCCGTAAGTTGGTTGGTAACGCGCTTACGCCACCCGTTAATCGGCTGCAAGACACCATTATAAAAACGGACGAGTGACATATCTCTCCACCGTCCGCCTGTTTCGTATTCTGTGCCATTGCGTACCGCGCCGGCCGGTATATCTAATTTAACGAGAGGCATTTATGCACCTATCCAAATACTACGACATTAACCATTGTATAATCAATGCCGGCCCTACTATCATTTGTCATGTAGACATTCACCTCTGTTGTCGAGCTTGGGTATCCACCGTGAAACCTTACCCCTGCAACGCCATCAGACCCCATGACATTTACCATCACAGCGTAATTAGTATCAGGCATGGCCGCCGAAAGAGTTACAGTATAATTCCCTGCGGCATTTCTTGTTACGCTCGCAACATTTTGGCTGCCTCGCACTGTCGCTCCGCCAGTTGACCCTTCAAAGTTTACCCACGCTCGAGCGCCGTAATAAGGAGCGGCGCCAGAAGTCTTGGTTATGCCGCTCGCGTCAACATATGCCTTGATAGATTGTTGAGTTGCTAAAGACGTGGCGCTATCAGACGTCATGTCGTCTTCGTCTTTGATGTCGGCAATAGTTACGGCGCCGTCAGTAAGGCTCCCAAATGAGATTGTACCGGTCGTCGTGATATTAGAAGACCCATTGTCAATCGCCCCAAAACCAGACGTAATGCTGCCACTATTTAACGCGCCTACAGTTGTAAGGGTAACACCTCCGGCGACATACGTTCCCAAATCTGATAGCGCGACTTGCTTCATCGTGCCGGCGTCGTTCACAATAATTCTGTCTGCGTCTACCAACGTCGTCGATACAGCCGCCGTGTCGCCATCAAGTAAGTTTAGTTCTGACAGTGTAATCGTTGCGCCATCTAGTATGTTTAATTCTGCGGCGGTGCTTGTGACTGCTACGCCACCTACTTTCCATGATCCTGCCGTAAGGTTTGGCGCTATGGCCGTCGTCCCGTCGAGCAAATTATCGATGGAGTCGAAATTTGTATTTACTTTGGAGCCCCATGTGTCGGCACTGGCGCCAACCTCCGGCTTTGTTAAGCTGTACGTTGTAGTCGTTGTATCTGCCATGTCTAATTTCCTCTAGCTTCAGCCCATTATATAGGTTTTATCTAATCTCGTCTATAACTCACGCCTGCGTCCATGTTTCGGAGGTAGCACTAACTTCTGTCCACGTCTCGCTCACGTCCGATACGTCAGCCCACGTCTCAGCTACGTCGTCTACTTTTTCCCATTTTTTTGATAAAGCAGCAAACACAGACGATGCGGCTTCCGTAATTGCCGAGCTCGTAGTTGTAAGGCTTCCTGCAATAATTATTGAAGACGTAGAGCTCATAAGCGCAGCCGCAACGCCCGTCTTATTTCCTCCTATAAAGACGCTAGAAGTGGCTTCGGCCAGAGCCGCAGAAAGATTTACCTTTGTGCCACCTACGACGGTGGTCGCTAAAGACGTCGGCCCTACATAGTCACTGAGCCAGTAGTTTTCCACAACGTATCGGCTTCTGGTCGCGGCTGCGCCGTCAATTACGTTATTAGCGCCAATAAGAATTACCGTGTCTGCTTCGACAAGATTTCCGGAGGTTCTGACACGCACTGAGCCGATCTTAACCGTAGACTGGCCATCGGATCTAACACTTCCTTGCCTTACGCGTGTGACACCGGTAACTGTAGCCGACACTGGCTCTTGAACGAGGGCGCCGGCGACAACTCTGTTACCGCCAAATAATGAAGTTGACGCGCCAACTGCTGACGCGCCAGAGCTAACTACCTTTGTAACTGCCGTAATGCTAGTACTTGTGCCGTCAGATTGCGCGGCAGCGAACTTGGCATCTCCGACCGCATATCCCTCTAGCCAGTATGTCTCTCCGCCCGATGCGCTTGGTTCTGGCTGAACGTAATATGCGGTCATGTTTTTGCCTTATTCGTCGGTTTTCAGCTCTTTTTTGAGCATGTCCATAAATGCGTTACGACCCACTCTAAGCTGATCTAAGTTAAACTCTGCGCTTCTTATCTTTTGATCCAGTGAACCCAAATGATTAATGCAAGCCTTTGCCTCGTCGCTGAGTTGGTCTTCTGTGTATTCTACATCGTCAATCGTGATGACCTTTTTATCTTCAGTCATGTTGATCTCCTTTCTAAGTTATGCGGCCCAAGGTTGCCCTGCGCCACTGGTTGGGTTTTTGTCTGCTTCAATCTGAGCAGCAAGAGCCGCTTCAGTATCTTCTTTGGATACAGATCCTTGCACCCAAGCAATACAGTTAGCTTCCGTCACGCTGTCATACGCAATGAAACCGCTGCCTGATGCATCTGGCTCATGGCCTGTTGTGCCGTAGCTAGACGCTGAGTGATCACCATCAACGCCTGTGCAGCGCCAGTGGATAGTAGTGATGCCACCGTCACTGAGGTTACGTTCTACTGTGGGGATAGTCCAAGTGTAAGTGATAGCCATTATGGTGTCTCCTATATTGCTGCTATAATAAAGGCTAAGAGTTCGCTGTATCTTACGCCCATGCGTGTACGTTCTTCGCCAGTTTCTTCATCTGTCCAAGTGCTAGAGATAAACATTGCGTAATCCCCTGCGTCTAATCCTTCAGCCTCAAATGCAGCTTGTAAGTCTTGAGCTATGATACCAAAGTGTGTTCTGGCCTTGTCACCCTTCTCAGCTACCTTGTCTTTCCAACGAAACTTACGAAGCAAGCCTTTGGCAGCTACAGCTACTCTTTGCTCTGCGTCTGTTAGCTCTTCAATGTCTTGCTTTTCGTTGCGGTCTGAAGTTTGGATAGTGCCATTGGTGGCAAAAATGTCATCAAAACGAACAGCTGATGAGCCCATGTCTATGGCATTGTCTCTATCTGCGCCTAGTCCATTGCAAGGAAGTATATTAGGAAAACCAGAATTATACCTAAGGCCAGCACCAGCGCCATCAAAAGGCTGATTAACTACATACAAATCACCACTGTAAATACCAATTGCCCCTATACCAGAACCATCCTTGGCTAATCGCATAAGCTCACCATCGCTTGTCTTGCGATTTATCATAACAGCACCACCGTCTGTTCTGGAAAACTGAGAGCTGTTATTTATTCTTAAAGATACACCATCAACGTTGTTTGATGCAGGGGCAGTATCAGTAGAACCCACCAAGAGATTGCCTGATGCGTCTAGGGTCATCGGGGCGCTATAACTTGTTTGACTAGCAGATTTGTTAAAGCGTATGCCACCGCCAGTATAGATGTCCAAGAAGTTATTTGAAACACCAAAGCCGCCAACCCAATTACCTTCCGCTTGAAGAACAACTTTATTCGGCCCTAGCGCACTAGAAGAATAATCATTATCAAACATCAGCCGCCCATCCATACTTGAGAAGGCTGTTGAGCTATTTGCTCCTATTGTTCCTGAGAGATATAGGCTCTTGAACGCAGCGCTTGATGCCCCTAGATCAATTGTTCCGTTAGAAGCAGACCCTGCCTCTAAGGGTGCAACAATATGAGTTGCAAATTCAAGCCCTGCATGATCAGCCGCACTAGAGTACACTTGCAAGTTGTTGCTACCATTTACAGCTATACTTCCTACGGTAGTGCCGTCTTTGCGGAAGTTGACAATTGCCCCATCAGTAGTAATACGATTGAATTGAGCAACAGGATTATTTGCAGCAGCTTGAAAGCTACCATCTGTAACCATTGCCCCTGTTTCACTACTTGTAGTAGCTAAACTTGTGCTTGTTGTTCCCACCAAGACATTACCGCTGCTATCGATGCGCATGCGTTCTGTACTATTAGTTTCAAATGCAATTGTGCCGAAAGCATCGGTAGCATTTAGTATTACTGTGTCATCATCCCTTGTTGTTGATGCTGTTTCAATAACCAAACCTCTAGCACCTTCAGACCCACTAAAACGTGCAATCGCTGTATTTGCAGTGCCAGCTAATGTGGTTAATGGCTGACTAGGCGAACTCGTGCCAATCCCCAAGCTCTCCGCACTTGCATCCCAGAATAACTTGGCAGTCGTGCCTGTGTCCTCATAGAAGGAGATGTCGCCTGAGCCACCATCAATAACCATCCTTGTTGTAGCAGTATTAGTGTCATCACTTAACTTCTGGAAATACAAATTGCCTGTATTCTGGCGTATTCGATGGTTGCTGTCAGTTACACCTGTTTCCATAAAATACATCATGGGAGCGGTGCCATCCATTCTCAGGATATTACCCGTTACGTCAATACCGCTACTGCTAGTGGCAAACTTCTGTGCGTTGTCGTAATAAAACTGAGCCGCACCATTTGCTGCAAATAAAGCATAATTTTCACCATCAGAAGCTTGTAATCTAAGTTGGTCAGATGCCCTGATATAAACACGACCAGTTCCTTGGTCATCAATATAACTATTAGAACCATCATGGTAAATCTGTAGGTCAGACCCTGCGCCAAAGATGGCTTTGTTGTTGTCACCGAAGGACAAGTTACCCGTCATAGTTCCGCCTGATAACTCCAACTTATCGGTATTTAAGTTGGTAAAGTTTGCGTCAACTTCGGCGTGGGTGAGCGGAGAACCCTTGCCGGAACGAGTAACAATAGTTGCCATGTCTTAATCCAATCGTATTTTAAGATTTCCTGCGCTAATTCTAAAAATATCGCCAGATGCAATCGTCTTAGGTAAGGCCGTCGTAAAGTCGCTAGGATCTGTTAGCTCCGCATACGCAAGCAAGTTTCCGCCGGTTAGCGCGTCATAAACGCCGGCGTATGTAACCGTACCCCATGTGGCAGTTGCGGCCGCAAACTCCACAGCAGATCCCGTAGTCGCCTCAGTTGGCGAAGTTCCGCTAACTGTAAACGTTACAGTCTTGCGCGCATATGATCCTCCAGACACTTCCGTTCCGGCTGCGCTGTCTGACGATGCTGACGTGTGAAGACCCACATACAAAGTTGTGGGAGCAGTGTAGGCGTTTCCGCCAAATACGTGGTCAAGGATTTTATCCTCTAAGTAGTCTGTAAAACTCATTTTTAACTCCTATGCTATAGCGCGTGGGCGCATCCTTAAACTTGACGAGCCGACGCGTGACCTCTCGTCTTGGATTTTGAGCGCCTCAACGCCCTGACGATACAAACCCTGCCATACTGGTATTCTCGTATCGTCGTTCAAATATGGAGCCGCCTGTAGTAACGACCCATACAAGTATATATCAGGAGCAGCCAACAAAAGCCAGTTGTCAGTATTGCTATCTGATAACGCAGGAACTTTTGAATAGTACATAAGTTCTCCGGCATATATCGCGTCGGGGGTTGGCACAACTTCTATCTGCGTCCCAACATTTGTAAAGAATTTTGGCTTCCCCGAAGCCGTGTAGTTTATTTGCTCCTCAGATGCCTGATCTGGTGTTACAAACAATAAGTTAGCAATTGGGCTCGTGTTTAATTGAAATCGTATTGTCTCAATCCAATCTGACGGCTTTAAAAAGTATTTAGTGTCTACATCTGCCGTGGCACGCTTTACCATCCGGTGGTCGCGTATGTCTCTGTTTATCTGAGCTTCAGACAGTGATATAAAGGTCGGTATGACTGACGTTAAATCATCCCTGAGTAGCCAGTCTGCAATTGAAGACTTCAGCGTTGAGTAGCTTGTAATGCTCATAATGTGCCGGCCCTTGTCCTAAATACTCGGTTGTTGCCATCGTTTAGCCATTTACGCATCGCCTTCGGGTCATCTGCAATCCCTTGGCGCTTCAGCTCATAGTACACCGAAAGAGGTAACGACGCCACCTTATTAACGTCTCTGTATCTATTAGGTGTCTCTTTGTACTCGTTTTTATTTCTCTCGGCAATTGCGGAGACATCTTGTTTTGTCTCAACGACATACTCGCCTTTATCGGTTACGTGCCAATACTTTGTTATTCCGGTTGTCGGGTCTTGGCTAAATATACGCTTCATTTTTAACTCCAAGCAAATGGGGCGACTAATGCCGCCCCAAATATATTATGATGTTGCTAGGTCAAAAGATCCTGCATGAGCTGCCTCATTAAGAACTTTCAAACCAAATTCGCAAAGAATCATTCTTTTTTCTGCGTCACCGGTTTTGGCAAGTTCTACCTGTTGGATCGGACGTAAGTAACATACTGATGCATACTCTGGGTCGAGCATGAACGCATCTCTGTCTCTTTGGAACCTGTTACAAACCACGTTTAAGGTCCCAAAATCTGACATATATACGTCTGCCGTTCCAACGATTGTTGTCGGGCTGTCGCTTGGAGCCTGATAACGCTGAGCAGCAATACCGGCAAAGCCTGATACGACTGTCTTGTTATGTGGCCCAACCATCAAGATGCTTGGCTGACCGCCGGCTGTAAACGCAGCCTGCATTGCAGTTTTAAGCTTTGCCTCGGTAAATGCAGCTTGCGTACCGTCTGTACGAGCGTCACTACCGTCACCAGTTGGTGATGCACCACCTGACCCAAAGTTGTCGTTGGTAGCAATCCAAGCGCCAAGACCTGCGGTCTCACGAGCTGTGGAAGCGTTACCGGCGACCTGCGCGTTGTTATCGGTTAAAACTGCCTCGACATCACGGCGTAATTCCTTGCCGCGCTTAGCCAACTGATAACTTAACTCATCGTTTCTGCCGGCTAAATCTTGCGCTGCTAGGTTGTCAGCGACAATAGTTGTACGACGCAAAATGTGCGTATAGTTACCAACTCTAGTGGTTGCTGCCGTAGCATCGAAAGATCCTACATCATCCCCATCGATTTGAGCTGTTTTGGAAGTTGCCGCCAAAGCGTCAGTCTGCCACTCAAAATAAGTATTGGATACATTTTCTGACCCAACGTTACTTTGAAAAGGCACCTCTTCGGGCGAAATTGAGCTGATTATGTCAGCCAACGATTCACGTATACCTTTAGCTGAAAAGGACGTGAAAGTATTTGTTACAATAGCCATTATAAATCTCCTATAGTAAGGCTCTTATTGCTTGAGCCGCGTCTTGGACACGACCGGATTGTTTTGCGTTCTGAATCGCTTTTTGTGCATCTGACTTAGGTCTAGGCTGTGACGCTTTGGTGCCGCTCTTTAATGTCTTGGCGCGTGCTTTTTTCGGCTTGGCCTTTGCCGCAGTAACTCGCGTTTCTCCTCGATCATATAGCATGGCTTTCCTTGCTAACTTCACAAGCGTGGCATTTGTCAAACCGCCAATGTCCTGCTCGGTAAATCCTTCGCCAAGTAGAAAGTCCCGTATCTGGGTTGCTTCCTGCGCCGCAACTTTACTGTCGCGCCACTCGGGTATGACTTCCGGCAGTATTTCGCGTTGCTGAGAAACATACTGCTCCTGCATTTGCTGCATCTTTTCTTGCTGCAACTTTTGCAATCGCTGTTGCTCGGCTTGGACGGCCTGCATCTGAGCTTCACGCTCGTCTTGCTGCTTCCGCCACTGACGTTCTGCCTTCGCTGCCATCGTGGGGTCTGTGTCGTACAGTGTGTCCCAATCAGGCTCCTGCTCCTTCTGCTCAAGCCGTTGCTGCAAAGCAGGCAACATCTGAGCATATTGTGCACGTTCACGCTCGATTTCGGAGTATTGCACTTCTAGCGTTTTACGCTGTTCTGCCAATTCCTGCGTCTTACGTGTGTAATCTCTCTGTCTTAGATTAGCTGCTTTCAGCTCTTCAACGGTTATCTCTTCACCATCGACCTCTACTATGGCCCCTAGTATATCGAAGGATTCGTCTTCCGAACTTTCTGCATCTTCCTCGACTTCGAGCTCCTCCTCAGATCCTTCGACAACTGAATTATCTTCCTCAGTTGCCTCCATCTCCTCAGAGGCTTCAGCCTCCTCCACTACTTCTTCAGTGGTTTCGGCCTCAAGCGCATCAGTTGCCGCAGCGTTATCCTCTTCGGGCGCAAGCATGGCTCTGATTGCATTTTGAGCACTGTACAGGTCAGTCCCTTGTGGGTTGCTGTTTTCTGCCATCTCATTAACTCCATATTATGGGCTTATTTTGATTTAATTTCAATAGCCCCGTTATCTACCATTGCACGCAGCGACTGGCGAACCAATTCGACGCCGCGTAATTTCATATAAATAGCCTCACGGCTATCACTATCATTGGTTCCAGTTATTTTAAACTCGAGCCAACAATCCTGCTCGATCTCAGCTAAAAATCTTTTGAGATCTGTGTCTTTAAGTAGACGCTCCGCCTCCCTGCCGTCATCTATAATTTGCTGTTTAGTCTTCACGCGCAGCCTCTTTTATTACGTCAGCCTGCGCCTTCATAACTTCCCGATTAATCGCCAGTTCTGCCCTGATATTTTCTACGTTAAGCTGCGTGCCGTACTTTGCCTTCATTTCTTCAGCCTTTACAAACAGCTCCGCCTCTAGCTCGTCACGCTTACGGTCGTCCTCGAGCCTAAACTTCTCACGCTGCATTTGCAGCTCGGCGGCTTTCTTTTGAATATCCGCCTGTATTTGCTGTATCTGCACTTGGATAAGTTGCTCGTTAATATCTGGCTTTTTATCTTGAGGCGGTGGTTGGAATTGTGCCGGATCACTCCAAAACTGCGAAGTGTCTTTAAACCCTGCTAATTCTGTCATTGCCTTCAGCGTGTTAGAAAGTTTGCTCAGATCGGTAAGTGGATTGACTGGCCCCATCGTCTGCATCGCATCTTTCTGCATTTCCCCGATCTGACGCAGCATTAGCATACGCTCGGTGTCAGAGCCTCGCCCGAGAGCTACGTTGATGGATACGTCCATGTTGGCGTTCCAAGCGCGTGGGTCTATAGGGATAAACTCGTTGTTAAGGCGTATCATGCGCTCGCGGTCTTGGTGGGTAGTCACCAGATGCAATACAAGCTCGTACAGGCGCTTGATACCGGTTTCCGCAAAGATACGTGCAATTAACTCAATATGTTGCTGTGCGGCGCTCACGGTGGCCGCTACGGCTGTAGCAGTGCTAGATTGTAATGCGCCGGCGTCTAATCCTGCGGATGCCTTGGATATACCAGTGCGAGCTTCTTTTATCTCGTCCATATATTTTAGCACGGGGAAAGATTGTTGCCCGACAAACGGCATACTGAGCGGCTGTATCTGTCCGGCAGCCCTCTGGCGTATAATTGAGCCAACCTCGGTGTTCATAACATCTTCGATGTTGACCATACCTTCGGTAACAGCAACGCGTGGATGAATTGACATCGCCAAGCTATCTAATGTGTTACGCATAATGACAGACTTAATGCGTTGTATATCAGACACAGTGTCGGCTACTGACATGCCGAAGAAGTCGTGTGGCTCTGGATCTGGGCAGAGCGTCGCAAACGGAGCCATGTCACACGGCTCGTTCATTAAAATTCTATTACCGTCGCCGGCAGTGCAAACTTTACGCAGCTCGGCAATGCCGTCGCCGTCGTAGTCAACTTTGATATAGTTTTCGACGTATAGCACCTTTTTCATCGCAGGATCATGGCGCTCGTTCATCTCATTTGTGAGCGCCTTGTTGCGTGTGTAACGCTCGACGTTGGTATCCATGTCGTCGTATGACGCGCCGAGCTCTGATACCTCGTCGTAATCGTATCCCATCGCTACAAGCTCGGACACGGTTACGATACGCCGGTGGGCTACGTAGTCGGCTTGCTCAACAGATTTGCTTTCGCGTGAAATTAGGAACTCTTCCGGAGGCACGGCTTCTAGCCTTACGCGTCCATCGGGGTGTGTATATGTCGCCCTGACGGCGTGCATCATTGGCGCCGGCATCTCCTGACCTGTAAGCGGATCTTGCATTGGCTCGCCCATTGGCTCGGACGCCACGATCTCTACGTCAACCGCAGGATCTGACATAAGCGCCGCGAGAGCTGCGTCATCGAGGCCAGAGTATGACATTGTCTCGTACTTCGTCTGGTCGTCCCAGTACACCTTCAGTATGCCGACCTTACGCACAAGCGCGTCCATGAAGGCGGCGTGCATCTCTAGGAAGCCGTTGTTGTCTCGGTTTATGATAAAATTGGCGTAATCGGTAGCCTGCTTGGCTGCGGCGACGTCTTCCGGCCCCTGCGGCACATATTCAACGGTTCTCTCGGTACTGTGAAAGATACGCATGAGCGACGGCATAATCGCCTGTACGGTATCACGCACGTCCATTGATACAACTTGGCTGCGCCCGTCTTCCTCATCGCCAAACGGCTCGCCTCGGTAATACTGGGTGGCTGTGGCTCTCTGCGGCGAGACCCAGTTATCGATAAAGTCGATTGCGTCGTCGATCTCCTTGCCGACGATGCCCTGTAGCTCCTCGTCTGGCATGACGTCAGGGTTCATCTCCTTCTCGAGCTCTTCTGCGAGTTTACTTACTTCGTAGTCCATGTATCACCTCTTACGTCGTATTGCGTTGATTGCGAAGGGTTTAATTTTTCTTTTTGCCTATTTTCTTCAGCTTCAGCCTCTAGCTTATCTTCTTCTTCTGCCCACTGTCCAAAAGATCTATGTTTTATGCCGCCAAAAATCAATTGTTAAACCTTTTCATATATTCAAGTAAATCTTTAGCCATATCAGGATCTGGCATACCCTCTGGTTTAAATGTAAACTCAGGCATCAAGCCGCTTTTTTGATCTGCAAAAATTGTGTCAGGAGTACTGGCTGTTCTGTTTGCAGCTCCGTATGGGCCAAAATTTAACCAACTGTTTTGGCCGCGAGTTTCAGAAGTCATAGCGCCTTGAGCTTCTGGGGAATACATTCTGCTATGCTCTAAAAACGCTCTTTCTTCACCTTTATGTCTAAAAAATGGATTTCCAGAGCCAAAATGCCCAAATACATCGTGAACTGCTCTAAACGCATCATTTGCCACCGCGTCTTCTTTATCTCCTACTTTGCCTACTTTTGTTAATAGTGGGTTAGTTTTAGGGTCAAATGCGGCAGATGTCCCAAACCCAAAGTCAGTTGGGAAAACGTACAAATTACCTCTTTCTACTAAATCCTGATAACCCAAGGCAGGGGATGCTGCGTAAGGATCATTCATCCCCTCTTTCATAAAAGTAAAATCTATTCCACTATTTTTTAAAGAATTGTACTGATCCATAGTTTCTTGGATCATAGCATCGTATGCTCTCTTAACATCTTTATTTTGTGGAGAGTGGGACATCATATCGTAGGCCGCAGCAATAAATTTTGCACGCTCTTCGCTAAACGGCGGATACTCTGTAAATTTCGATGTATCCATACCTCTCTTTTTCATGTAAGACAATGCAGCTTCCTCAATAGGCCCGATTGGCATTGCCGCAAATTTTCCTTCGTTTGGTATCGACACAGCATCAGGTTTACCTGCTGCACCCTTGTATCCGTCTGGGCTACGCAAAAGTTGACCGACCTTGTACGTTTTAGCGGCAGCTTCTCCTATGGTCTTTGGGTCGCTAGATCTTCCTGCTACAGATGCGCCAAGTAAACCTTCTTGAATAGCTTCGGATGCAGCCATTCCTGCTTTTGGGGCTACAAGCATCGGCGCTGCCACTCCTGCCGCGCCAGATAAAAACTGGCCAACGCTTCCCACTCGATCAGATACAGATGCATTGCTGTCAAGCGCACCTTTAAGACCTGCGCCCGAAACACCAAGCTGCGACGTTGGGCTCATTTCTCCCACAAAGTTACCAAGTGGTCTAAGATTTGGAGGAATAAACTTGCTTATAGCCTTATTTAACCTTCTCGATCTATCTTGACCTGCTTGCCTCGAAAAAAAATCAAGTATGTCCATCTATCTATCCATAAAAAATTTAAGTAAGCCCTGCATAGCGCCTACACGTCTAGAGGGAAGTTGAAAAGCTTCAGAGCCGCCTGACGCTAATGCTTTGAGAAGATCCATAGGTTTAAATTCTTCGCCAAATGCGCCCTTGGCTCTTTCTATCTGGATGTCCATTTCGTTCATACCTGCCTCACGAGACATGGGGTACATCTGCCCTAAAGTAGCGCCTGCCCGTGGACCGAAGCCTTTTACCTGATCCCTAAAAAATAACTTATCCTGACCAGTTGCCGTGTTTTCGTAAATATCGAGAGCGCGCTGCAACGTGTCTTCGGTATACTTAAAACCTTCCTGATCGGCCTCGCTCGGGCCATACGCACCCTCTTTGTCTCCAGTAATAAAGTAGTATTTTTCACGTATATCCATCACCACTTCACCTTGTCTGCCCAGTACGCCGCCGACATTTTGCCTTTGGCGATGTTTTTACCGTGTCGCGCCTTAAATGATGCGCGTTTCTTCTTCATCTTGTCGCTCTCGCCTGCCTTCGGCTTTCCTGCGGTTTTGGCGCCCTGTTGGCCAAACCTGATCGTCTTCACCTTATCTCCCGACTTCGCAACCACGACGTGTGATTTCTTCGGGTGGCTAGGTGTGCGTTTAGGCTTGTTGTAGCCCGAGACGCCGGCGCGAGCTAGGCGTGGATCTTTTTTACTCATCTGGCTCTCCTGACGGCTCGCTTTTCCGCCTTGGTATATTTAGCGTTCTGCTTGCCGGCTTTTGTCGCTTTGTTCTTCGCTCTGGAGCCTGCGGCTTTCTGCGCCGGCGTCAAGCTATCACGGGCAGACTTCGGCAAGTATCTGCTTTTACCCTTCTTGCCGACGTAGCCCCACTTCTGCTTACCCCACTTCTTGAGCGACTTCTGAGACTTTTTCAACGGCATTACTTATACCCTCCGCCGGCTTTCTTATACTCGTTGGCCAAGAGCTGCGCCTTACGCGCCGACCACTGGCCTGCCTTACCACCCTTCGTACCTGCTTTGATTTTACTGAAGAGCCGCTTACGCATCGTCGGCTTGGTATAGTTGCCGGCTTTGTTGACGGTAGACTTCTTTTTCTTGGCAGGCATCAGAGCATCTCCGTTATCGTCATCTTGCCCTGACCGTGGCCGTGGCCATCTAATGCCGCGAGCTTCTCCCCTGCGTTTACCTTAAAATACTCGACGTCGTTCTCCGGAACAATCGCGGAGCTCGCGGTAGCCGTAGGATCTGAGCCAATGGCAATGTTTAGGGCGGCGCCGGTCGTGGATACGCGGATAATCCGCGTGCTAGAGCCGAAGGCAGACGTCTGGGTCGAGGTTGACGGGTTGTTAATGTAGTGCGTCGTCCCAAGCGCAAAAACTGGGAAGTGCCAACCGTTTAAACCTACCGCTCCTACCGCCATTACTTCTTTTTGCTCATCTTGCGTTTAGTCGTCGTGCCGTACTGCATTTTCTTGCCTGATTTCTTTGCAGCTTTCTTCGCGGCTGCCATTCCCTTCTTGCTATATGAATACTTTTTTCCGCCAACCATAGGCATGACAAATCTCCTTTACGGTTAATTTTAGCCAATAATACAGCATTATACGAAAAAAGAAAGACCGCGCGTAAGCGCGGCCAGTTGAGGGAGGTTAATACGTATGGAGCGTATCGAGGGGAAGTGTATCACAGTTTTTCGATTTAACAAAAAACTTTTTTCATTATAGGGCTTGTGGAGATGTTAACATTTTGTTAACGTATATGTATAGAACGAATCAACGGAGGAAACAATGTGTAGCCCAATGACTAAAGAAGAAAGACAGGCATCAATTTTACGCGAACAGGCAAACAGCGTAAGGCCAGACCCGATGGCTGTTAATGAAGAAATTAAAATGCGTTTAGAGGCTATAGACGCAGCCATCAAGCTAATGAAGCTTCAAAAACATAACCCAGAAGCACTTAAATGTCTTAACAGCGTCACAAAAGACAACTTAGACGCCTTAAAAAGATTAACTAGAGGGGCGTAAGCCCCCACCACCAACAACGTAAGCCGTGAGTGCGAGGTGTAAACTACATAGAAAACGCCAACCACGGCAGTGCGAGCCGGAGTTATCCTTTTTCTGGTGATCGCGTAGTAGGGGAGCTCGTCTGGTCAACGAATAAATGCTCCCCTTCTTTAACTAAACAAGGAGAAATTTAAATGGCAATACAATTAAGAAAATGCGCGTGCAGGAATTGCTGCAATTTTTTTACTTTAAGAAGTAGTAATTATTGTTGCACATATTGCAGCCGTCTCGCATCTCGTGAAGCTTGGGACAAAAGAAACCCAACCTATAGAAAGTCTAAAAGATACAAAGATTTAATTAATAAAAGAAAACGGGAGCGATACAAAAACGACAAAGAATATAAACAAAAAATATTAAACACCCAAAAAGAGCGCACGAAAAAATTACGTAAAGACGATAATTTTGTTAAAAAACGAAGAGCTATAAACAACAAGTATAATAGGTCTCAAAAAGGCAAAGAACGCGCTAGAAAATACATTAAGGAAAGATCTGAAAAAGATTTAAACTTTAAAATACTAACAAGATTAAGGTCTAGACTTTATCACGCAGTTAATAGCCAAAAAACAATTAAAGAAGAAAGCGCGATTAAAATATTAGGATGCTCTACTCAAGAACTAATACCTTACTTAGAAAGTAAATTTTTCAAAGGTATGACGCTAGATAACTACGGCGATTGGCACATTGACCACATTAAGCCGTGCGCGTCATTCGATCTGACAGACCCAGAACAACAACGCGCCTGCTTCCACTACTCAAATCTTCAACCTCTTTGGGCTAAAGACAATCAAATTAAATCAGACAAGTACTAAACCACGCCCCTAATACTACGCTTCAACGGTCGGCTCCATGCGCCGGCCGAACTCGTTCCAGAAGCAAGCGTCATGTGGTCATTAGCCAGTGACAAGCAAATGGCGTCGGCTCTGTCGGGCGAGGCAACGCCCCTCTTCTTCATCGACTCCTTGCTCTCCACCTGTATCTTGCCCGACGAGGTAAAGTGATACCGAGGCGCCGCAAGCTCCGCGTACAACGCATCGTCACGCGGCAAACGCACATCCATCCCCTCGAGCCACGCCTTGCACTTGAACCAGATCTCGGCGCGCAAGTTCAAATACGTGTCCTTCGACATGGCACGCTCCGACACGTTCAAACCACGCGCCGGCAAACCCACCTCACGCAATCGATCCAAAACGCCTGCCCCGAACCCGTTGCTATCTACGATGATCTCATTGGGCCGCTTGGACGGGGGCAGCGCATCGTATTCCGCCTTCACGGCGCCAGAGAGCTGCATAAGGTCGAGGTTACGCCACACGGTCAACGGATGGATCACTGGCCCCTGACGCTTGCAGAGCACGCTGCTATCATTTCCTTGGCGTGCGACGTCCAACCCCCACACATAAGCCGCATCCTCGTGCACCTTAATGTCGTTGGCCATTGCGTGCTCAATTAGCGCCACGGGAATAACCGTATCCTCCTCGGACGGGGGAAAGTTGCCAAGGACACGCACATGATAGGCAGGGCTGTCCTCGCCGTAGCGCCGCTTCATGTCGTCGATGTAGTCGTCGGACACTCTAGGCGACGTCACACATGAAACATGCATCGTGTGCCAGTCATCGCGCAGCCGATTGTGCGTGTCGTAAAAGAAGCCCGTGTTCCGCGTCGGGTTGCCCGTGAGCACCGTGGTGGCGTTGTGTCCCGACATCGATCCACTGGCGGCCTCAAATACTGCATTTGGCACGCCGCTTGCTTCGTCGGCGATTAAAAGCACGTCTGAACTATGAACGCCGGCGAGCGCCTCCGGCTGCTCCGCCCGAGACGTGCGAACCGATATGAACGCGCTCTCGGGGCTCTTCTTCAGCTCAATGCGATCAGACTTGACCTCTAGCAGCTTGTCGAAGGGCGGCTTGAGCCGCTTGGCTACATTTTTCATCTCAGCGAAGCAGGCGTCAAAGAGCTGCGCCGAGGTGGGCGCCGTGACAACCGTCTTGCTCGGTACGCGCATTAGGACGTGCCACACGGCAGCCATAGCCACGGCAGTTGATTTACCAACACCGTGTCCAGATCGGACAGTTATACGCCTGCGCTCTGGGTCGGCTACCGACATGAGCAGCTCGCTCTGCCACTCGTCGGGCTCGACGCCAATGACCTCGGTGGCAAAGGCTACTGGGTCGCTCTGGTAGCGTCGCATCAGTTGCAGGAAGGGATTACTGGTGGGCTTGTTCATGTGGGGGCTCCGTTATTACTTTTGTTACAACATGCCGTAAAATTTTTTTTCGGGGATGCGTGTGGGGGTCATTGGCATTTGCACCAGTCGCCGTAGAATCAGGGGGGGGTTAAATGCTGCATCGCGGCACAAAATCAGCCTCGAAATTGTGCTAATTCGTATAATATGTATTATGTTAACAAAAAGATGCAGCAATAACAATGACTTAACGTTTTTCTGCGTTGCTATGCGATTATGTAAACGCATTTTTGCCCGTCATATTGACTTTTATGCTGCACCGCAGTATTCGCGCACGCGCATATGCGTCGGCATCTTGATGTGCGATTTCACGGTCAAACATCGCTAACGTCCTCCGCTTCTCCCTCTATCACGTCGCCACTTACTTCACGCAACAACGCCGCAGCTTCCGCGTGCAAATCGCCAACGCTGATGTTCACCGCAACCTCTTTGTGTCGCGTATCGTATTGCGCATTAAGCTTTGCAGCCATCCACTTGTCCGTATCCACTTGCAGTCTCGCTGAGTTGATCGTGTTATCTTCAACGTGCGTGTTCACGGCCGTTGTTACCGCTCTTGACGCGAAGAAGTGAGAAGCTTGCTCCTGCGCTTCAGCGTATCGCTGCCGACGTCCTTCTGCGCTATCAAGCCACTTCGCCCACAACTTATACCCAATGCCAACTTCCTTCAGTAGATCCGTAAGCGTCGTCCCAGTCGTCAACCGGTTGAACAGCTCGTCCTCACCCACCTTGTTCACTTCAGCAATCTTTGCGTCTCCAATTGCACCCATGTCACTTCTCCTCGATAATTGCGTGCTCGCTCATAAATGCCGCCACGGCTTTCATAACATACGGCATATCTTGCGGCGGAATAGTCGCCACAAGTTTACCATCTACCCACACCCTTAGTCCATCGTCATACACTGACCATCTTACCACGGTATTTCATCCTCCATAATTGGTATCGTATTACCCTTGTCCACAATATGCGTAATCTTTGCCTTCGGGAAGGACGAGAACGCTTCGTTCAAAAAGTCATCGCTAAACTCCTGCCGCACGATCCTTGCTGCATCCTCAAAGCTATACACGACCCAATCGGGATGCTTTACCCGTAGTTCTGCCACGCCTTCCATTGCAAAGCAGACGACTCTACCACTGTCCTCCATCGTCACGGCATATGCATGAGGAGGCAACGGCTCATGCCCTGCGCCCAGAGCTACCTGCTCCAACTTATCCCACGCCTTCATAAGTTGCCCTGCCACCTGATGCGTCGCCACAACATTTTCCTCCGCCACAAATTTCTCGAGCGCCTCGTATGCCGCCCTAAATCTTCCTGCAAGTTCTGGGTCCACGAGAGACGGCAGACTATCTCCCCACTTCCGCTCCATTTCCCTCGCCTTACGATCCAATGGCTCTAGCTGACCCCACACCCCTGCGGAGATCGGTTTACTCTGATCGCCATGCTTACTATCAAACGTCTTCCTATCTTTCGCCTTGCTTGCGCTCACCCTCCTTTTAGCTGCCATGAAACTACACCTCCTCTTTTCCGCAGTTAAATCTAATACGTCCGAACTTACCGCCGCAGTTACGTATATATACGTAACAACTGCGGCGGAAGGTTTTTGACGTTATTTTCCGCACTTCTCGCAGTCTTCCGCACTTCAACTGCGGTAACTGCGGTAACACCAAAACGCCCCTCAATGGATTGTCTCGCTACCGTTCAACGACAGCTTGAGCATACGCTGCAAGTCTGCCATATTTCTGTTGGCATCGTGCGCCACATCCACCATCGCATCAAACAGGAGCACATACTGCATAACTGGTATCGGAGCCATCGGCTGATGTTCTTTCTCCCACACGATGCTCGCTTCCCCCGTATCATCGTTCCAGATGATCTCGGCAAGCTTGAGCCTGTTCTTCATGTTACTCACTGGCCAACTCCTTAAAGCATGACATGTCAAAGTAGACGACGGGCTCGATGTCCTGCGGATCTCCTCGCTGCATCGACCCACCCTGCGCGATACGCAACGGCGCAATATGCGGAGGAAGCTTGCAGATGCCTGCCTTATCGCTCCACTGCACGGCCAAGTAGCACGGCAGCCCCGTCGTCTGAGTTAACTGGCTCGCCATCATCACCTTGTACAGCGAGATCATGTACGTCGGATACTTGTGCATCGGCGTCTTCCTCTGCCGCATCTCCATAAACGCCCTCGCCATCCCGTCCAATCCGGTCAGCATATAATCTAGCGACAGCTTAATCGGCATCTTCACAAATTTATAGTTGTACTTGGCTTCGATTGTATCCGCGAGCCTCCTCTCGTTCTCACGATCCTGCTCGGTCTCGTAAAGAGGTCTACCCATCGGATTTCTCCCTCTCGCCTTCCTGTAGCAGCTTGAGCTGCCTGATACGCCACGCCACAACCTCGAGGTCATCTGCCATGTTTTGCGTTATCACGCCGCTGAAGAGCGGCTTACGATCTCTGGCTGTTAGTGCCTCACCGGCGATTAATGCAAATGTGTGATCCTTCTTGGACAGCTCAAACGTCATGTGACCCACCTCGTAATGCTCACGGTCTGTGTCTGGGTGGCGACGTTTAGCTTTTACAGTGTGCGTGCTCACAGCCCTGCCTCCTCACGGCTTATCCACTCGCCAACGACAACAACTGGAACCTCGCGCCCATCGCGCTTGCTCAGCCACGTCGAGTGCCGCAGTACGTCGGTCTCTAGCCACTTCTTGGCTACGGCTCGCACCTTCGCCTTCTCATGCTTCTTGTCCAAGTCTAGCTTAAGCACACTGGCCACGGCAACGCCGATCCAGTTCTTCGCCCTGACGTCTGACCGGTACGGCTCGTCGTTGCTTTCCGCCTCCCCGACTGCACGCTGAACCGCTAACGCATCCTTCGGCTTAATCCCGTCGAATAGATCTGGCATTGCAAACGACGTCGCCACGCCGACATACTCCCCGTTGGGTAGCTGCACCCCGACCATGCGACGGTACACGGCATGTGCGGCAGGCGGAGCTAGGTTTGCCTTACCGTCGTCAACTCTGAATATGCCGAGGCTATCCTGCTCGCTGACGCCGAGCTTCAGCGCATCTTCTTGACTAATCTTGTTAATGACCCTCGCAGCCCTCGCCGCCCCGATTAGCGAGCCGGCGCCCCTCACACTGTCTACCGTCGCCTCATCACCATTTGTCTTACGTATGTGATGCACCAAGCCGATACTACAGTCCGTCGCATCGCAGACACGCCGCACCGCAGAAACTGCCGCGTTCATTGCCACGTTATCGTTCTCGTTGATCTGATTCGCGCCAACCCATGGGTCGATAAACGTAACCCCGATTTTATGCTGCTCGATTTTTCGAATCATGTAGTCAACGAGCTCGTCATGCACCTCAATGCCGTCCCTTCCTTGGCTCGCAAACATAATCTGCATGTCACGGCCTGCGTCTAAAAATAGCCTGCCTTCAACGTCTTCTGGCGCAATGTTAAAGTGTAGCATTGCGGCAACTAATCTACGCTGCATCTCCTCTAGAGGATCTTCGAGGTTCACGACCCAGACGTTACACTGCTCTCTCACCTCCTCGCCGAGCAATGGCTTACCGGTGGCAATGGCCAGAGCCTCGACGATCTGCATCGACGTCTTGCCGACGCCTCCGGCAGACGCTAATACGCTGACGTTGGATCTAATGTAATGATTGCCATAGATCCAACGCCGCGCAGGGATCAACTTCGGGTCGATCCAAGTGAAGGGCGTCGGCCACTGCCTCTCGGCCTCTAATGCCTCTTGCACTTCCTGTTCCACTGGTTTAGCTACCGCGAGCGCTTCACGCAGCTTGGCCTCACCAACTTCGCGTAGGTAGTCGTTGGCGTCCTTGACGTTATCGACGCCAAGTGCGTTGAAGCGCACGACGTAGACGCTTGTAGAGCCGTCTCCACTGAGCACGTCTGACACGGCGTCTACGTTTAGATCTGGGTCGGCGCATATTGTAACGTCTGAGGCTCTTGGCACGTTGTATGTAGACATGCCGGCCTTGCCAAACGTACACACCACCGTCGCCTCGTCACGTACGCTTTGGCGTACGCTTAATGCATCCTCCGGCCCTTCTGTCAGTATAATCGCCTCACCATCGCCAACGCGCATGACGTTGCCTGCCATCACGCCTCGGCTGTACTTACTGATGCCGTTGTGCTCTCGCTTACGCCCCTCGGGAGTGAGTAATACGCTTTGGATGCCCTGCACCTCACCTGATTCGTTCATCGCAGGAAAGATAATCGCAGGACCGTCGTACACGCTCGGGCTAAACCGCGCTATGTTTGTGGCGGAGCTTGCTCTGAGGCCACGGCTGTTAAGATATAGTAGCGCAGGTCTTACCGCATCCTTGTTTTCTCTGGTGATCGGTACGCTGCGCTCCCACGTCTCGCGTGCCTTCTTCATCTTGTCCTTGCGCGTCTCGTCGTCTCTGGCCAAAAGATCCGAAGACGCGAGCTTACTGATTAGGCGGTCGAACTCGCTCGCCGTGTACGGAATAGCCTCCGAGTTTTCAAGCTTCTTCGGGTTATCTCCGCCACGCTTAAACCCTGATCCAATGGTCGCCTTTATCTCTGGCTCATTTAATCCGATTTGTTTGGCCGCCCCATGCAGATCCACAATGGCGGCGTCTAGTAATGCAGGCGCAAGGTGCGCGTGCCTTCCGAGCGTAAAGGCTGCCTTGTTTAGCACCTCATTACGCCCTCCCTTCATGGCGTGCACAACGTCTCCCAAAACGCTCTCACGGACTTTCTGAAAATATGTTTCACTCATCCTGTTTATCCCTGTTTAATGCGACGCCTCGTGGCAACCACTAAATGTGGAACTACGTTTACGAGGCGTCGCTTGCCTCTAGTTAAAACCGAAATCGGTTTCAGTTGAGGCGGTCGGCGGAGCACTTGGAGGAGTAGCCCCCACCGCAGCCGGAGGAGAACCAACAACCTCCGGTTTTGCTTCGGGCTTGTCGATCCATGTGCGGATGTTAAACCCAATGTCGTATGACGTACCCTTGCCAACCACTACAGGCGTCGAACTGGTAACTTGTATTACCGGTATCTTGCCTGCGGCGAACTCGGGAGCCGTCTCAGCTTGGTTGTACACTTTGGCGATAAACTGACCCAAACCGTATGAATTACCGCTCATGGACGCCTCACGGCCGTCTGAGAGCCAACAGTCTACCTCAAAGCCTTGCTTATGGCTATCGCTAGGTCTTGGCGTTGACTGCGACGGGCTAGGCCACGCCTGCCAGTCTCTGACGCCGACATCAATATGCAGCCACCCGAAGGCAACGTTTTTGATGTCGATGGCAAAACCCTTCTCCATATCAATAGGCTCGTCGCCTCCCTCGGCTTTCACCCACCACTTATTCTGTGGCAGATTTGAGCGAATAAAGTTTGATGATGCGGTACTCTCCGCAGATCCAAATGAAATTGGCATATGTGTCTCCTTGACTAGTTTGCCGAAAATTTAAAAGCATATGGCGGTATCTGGAGAGTTTGCAGCTCCCCGTAACCGTAACCCCATACGCCGCTCTTTTGCGCCGTCGCATATTGCTCAAGCGCGTACT